TGACAGGGTCACCGGCGCATGGCTCCAAACTCGCGGTGTCGATCCTGGCCTCCTGACCGATCTGGGCTTCCTCGTTCCCGCCGGTTGGGAAGGAGACGACCTGATCGACGATGAAGACGAGGTCGGTCCGGTTGCGGCCGAAGTGGTCGTTCGGGTCGATAAGGGAGATGCGGAGGAAGGTCACCGAAAGGTGGCCGACCTCAAGGTGGCCGAGGGACAGGTGACGTCTGCGGGCAACTCGGATCGTTACAGGACATATCGAGTGCGCGACGGCTGGGTCGTGCAACACCTGAAGGAACGTCTCGAACATGTGCTCGATGCGCCTGCAATCGAGAAGCTGACCGACCACCTTCTCTACCTTGGAACGCTCAGTGTCGATGGCGGCGATGTTCCGATCTACCTAGCGCGTGGTCTCGACCGGGAGAGGGTCCGGTCGGCCGTCGATACGGGACTTCGGGCGCGCCACAACCTCGGCATCGGACTGGTCCTTCAGGCCGGCAATGCTTTCGGGCCGTGTTTGGCAGCAAACGTCCTGACGCCGCTTGCCGATCAGATCGACGATAACCAATCCGAAATCGCGTTGGTCGCAGACAAGCTCCGGTCAGTTTTTCGGCGACATCGGATATTGGCCCGTGGAGGCCTGACTGTCGGACTCACCCGTAGCGGCGATGACATCGCGACCCTCTTCGTGCCAGGGAAAGGCTCCATCGACATCAAGGGTGAGAATCGCATCGCAGTCATTCAGCGGCTGGTCGATGCCCACAACAACGGCCCGATGCCGATGACGACCAAAGATCTTGTCAAGGACATCGCGGAAGACCAGTCCCTGTCGAACATTTTCAAGCAGCCGCTGTGGGACAAGCTGAAGGCCAACTTCCTGAGAAGTCTCGGGGCCAAAGGGCCTTGGGAGATCGCCATCTGACAGCTGGCTCCGATCCGGCTCCGATTGGGGGGTCTGACGGGCTCCGATTCTTCAGGCCAATGGGAGTGCTCCATCGATCAGAGGAGCACTTCCATGCCGACTCCCTTCCCCTCGCGCCAGGCAGCCACAACCAGCTGGTCCGGCGCCGCGAATACCAAGCCCGCCACCCTCAACTCGGAATGGCGCTGCACGCGCTGTGACAAGCTGCTCGGCGTCTGCCGGGACGGCCGCATGCACCTGCGCTTCGCGCGGGGGCACGAGTATCTCGTGGGCTTTCCGGTGCAGGCCACCTGCCGCGGCTGCGGCACGCTGAACCACGCGACCGCGCCTGCGCGCTGACGCGCGCATTCACCCAACCCCCTGAAATCGCAGAGACGCGCGACGTCCTGACCTGGCCACGAGAAGGCGCCGGACGCCTGGCCGCAAGGCAGGCGTCCGATGTCCTTCGCGTGGCACGAGATCCGTGATCACCTCATGCAATCTTCTTCCAACCTTCACTTCCAGCGCAGTTTCGACGCCGTCAGGCGTGCGCAGGCCGCCCTCGCACCGTTCCAGGATCCGGCGGCTTTGCTGGACGGGCTGCACCGCACGCCCGGCGATCCGGCCCGGAAGAACGTGATCCTCTCCGCGCTGGTCGAGGCGGCGCAGGGCGACGGCCCCGCGTCCGACTGCGCCCTGACGATGCTGTTGCTGGCGCTCTGGCCTGGGCTCGACGCCATCCGGCGCCGGTCGCTCTGGCGCAGGATCGGTTCAGCCGACGAGATCGCGTCCGATGTGCTGTCGCGCACCACCGACGCGGTCCGCGGCCTCGACCTCGGGCGCGTCAACTGGATTGCGGCCACGGTGCTGCGGAACGTCGAGCGCGACATGATCCGAGCGCGCCAGCGCGACGCGGCGCGCGAGCATCTCGCCAGCGGCGCCGACCCCGACGAGGTGGCGGACACCGGCGACGGCGGGATCGGCGCGACTGGGTACGCACGGCTGAACGGCGCCGTGCGGAAGCTGCTCGGCGATGACGCCCTGCTGGTGATCCGCGTGGCGATCGAGGGCTTCTCGCAGGCCGAGGTCGCTGTGGAACTGGGCCTGACCGAGGCCGCCGCTCGCAAGCGGTACCAGCGCGCCATGCGCCGGCTGCACGACGCCCTCGAGGAAATCCCCTGAGCCGATGTCCCGAACCGGTCCCGCCGGTGGCTTTTCCCATTCGAGCGCCCCGAGCGCCTTCCCTCCAACCGAAAGCAGACACGCATGAACCGAACTGCCGATCTGTCGCTCGAGGATTTCAGGCGTCTTCCGGGGCTCTATCGCCGCTGGGAACTGACCGAGGTCTGCGAGTCCAACCGCAACTATCAGATCGAGGACGCCGGCACCCATGCCGACGGGACGCCGCTGCTGGCGATCTACGTCGCCGAGCCCGCGCCCGACCACCGCGAGGCCGCGTGATGCGCCTCCTCGATCACCTCATCTCACGGAGAACCGCAATGCCGGACCAGCCGGACGACTTCACCCGTCTTCGCGCCGCGAACTACGCCCTCGAAGACCTCCCCGAGACCATCGCCTTCCCGCAGCGCCCCGGCGACGAACCCCGCGAGCCGCTGCCGGTCGTGGAAGCCACCGTCGACGAGATCGCCTTTGCGATCGTGGAAGCGGAGCGGGAGAGCTCGGCCGCCTACCGCCGGGCCGACGCGCTAAAGCGGCTCTACAAGCTCGCCCGCGAGGCGGGGTGCATTGGCGCCGACCGCGCCGCCCCGGCAGTGATGAAGAAGGAGGGCTAGTGATGGCCCTTCCCATCATCGGCGCCGACGAACGGCTCGCGCAGCGCAAGGGGATCAAGGGCGTCATCTTCGGCCGGTCCGGCATCGGGAAGACGTCGCTGCTCTGGACGCTGAACGCCTCGACCACGCTCTTCCTCGATCTCGAGGCCGGCGATCTGGCGGTCGAGGGGCTGGAGATCGACACGCTCCGGCCCCGCACCTGGAAGGAGTGCCGCGACTTCGCGGTGTTCATCGGCGGGCCGAACCCGGCGCTGCGCGAGGACCAGCCCTACAGCCAGGCGCATTTCGACGAGGTCTGCGGCCGCTACGGCGATCCGGCAGTGATCGCGAAGTACGAGACCATCTTCATCGACTCGATCACCGTGGCCGGGCGGCTGTGCTTCCAATGGTGCCGTGGCCAGGCGGAGGCATTTTCCGAGAAGACCGGCAAGCCCGACATCCGGGGTGCCTACGGGCTGCATGGCCGCGAGATGCTCGCCTGGCTGACCCATCTGCAGCACACGCGCGGCAAGCATGTCTGGTTCGTCGGGATCCTCGACGAGAAGCTGGACGACTTCAACCGCAAGGTCTTCCAGCCGCAGATCGACGGCAGCAAGACCGGGCTCGAGCTGCCGGGCATCGTGGATCAGGTCATCGCCATGGCCGACATCCCGGACCCCGGCGGCCAGCCGCAGCGGGCCTTCGTCTGCCAGACGCTGAATCCGTGGGGCTATCCGGCCAAAGACCGGTCCGGCCGCCTCGACAGGGTCGAGGCCCCTCATCTCGGTCGACTGATGGAGAAGATCCATCGTCCAGCGGCGCCTGCCTCCGAACGCCTGTCCTGGCCGCCCGTGACCCCGGCTGATCCTGCCCCCGCGCAGGCGCCCGACCATGGCTGATCCTCTCTCGCCACCCCCGATGTCCCGATCCGGGCGCCGGGGTGGCTTTTCCCCTCTGACGCCGCTGCGCGTCCCATCCTCCAACTGAAAGGAGCCGCGCAATGTCCGGACCCTGGAACGACTTCAACTCCGCGCAATCGAACACCAACGTCATCCCCAAGGGCACCCTCGCCAGGGTGCGCCTGGCCCTCCGCCCGGGAGGTTTCGACGACCCGGCGCAGGGCTGGACCGGCGGCTGGGCGCGCCGCGCCGCCACCGGCGCCGTCTATCTCGACGCCGAGTACACGGTGCTCGAAGGGCCCTATGCCCGCCGCAAGGTCTGGTCGCTGATCGGCCTTTACAGCCCCAAGGGCCCGGATTGGGCGAACATGGGGCGCGGCCTGATCCGCGGCATCCTCAACTCCGCGCGCGGGGTTTCGGACAAGGACAACTCGCCCGAGGCGCAGGCGCGCCGCCGCATCAACGCGTTCGGCGATCTCGACGGCGTCGAGTTCGTCGCCCGCATCGACATTGGCACCGACACCAACGGCGATGACAAGAACGAGATCCGCGCCGCGGTCACCCCCGATCACCGCGAATATGCCGGCCTGATGGGCACCGCCGCCCCGCAGGTCACCGCCGCCCCTGCGCAGGGCCATGCCCCGCAGCAGCCCGCCACCGCCTCCCAGCCCAGCCAGCCCGCGTCCGTCCCCGGCACCGCCGGTCGGCCGAGCTGGGCGCAGTAAGGGGGGGATCGGCCATGCGCCTGCGCCCCCGCCAGAAGACCTTCGTCGAGCGCAGCGTGGCGGCGCTCGCCTCCCGCGGCAACACGCTGGGCGTGGCGCCCACCGGTGCGGGCAAGACCATCATGCTCTCGGCGGTCACTGGCGAGATGATCGGCGACGGCGCCAAGGCCTGCGTGCTGGCGCATCGCGACGAGTTGACGGCGCAGAACCGCGCCAAGTTCCACCGCGTGGTGCCGGGCGTCGCCACATCGGTGATCGACGCCACCGAAAAGTCCTGGGGCGGCCAGGTCGCCTTCGCCATGGTGCCGACGCTGGCGCGAGCCTCCAACCTCGCCGACATGCCGCGTCTCGATCTGCTGGTCGTCGACGAGGCGCATCACGCGGTGGCCGACAGCTATCGCCGCATCATCGACCGGGTGCGCGAGGCCAATCCCGACGCCCGGATTTTCGGGGTCACGGCGACGCCGAATCGGGGCGACAAGAAGGGCCTGCGCGAGGTCTTCGACAACGTCGCCGATCAGGTGCGGCTGGGTCAGGGCGATTCAGAGAAAGACCGGCCTGGAGCCACTCATCAATAA